AACTTTAAAAGCTAAACTACAACCACAATCTGAACAACATGGTTGAGTTCCTGGAGCTAAACAATCTTTACCAAAAGCATCAAACAATGAACAACTTACACACACTTGAAATCTATCTGTTGCAACAGCTTCAACATGTTCTTTTTTAAAGACATTGTTTGATAATCCTTCTGCAATCTGATCAAGATTTTTAAATGCTCCTAGTAGTTGTTTTATTTTACTTGCCATTTTTATTTTTCTTAAACTCCTTTTTAGCTTTTATATTATTTTCTATCTCTAGCATGGCTTTTTCCATTTGCTGTATATTACGGTTTATATCTTCACTTTTAGCAAAACCATTATATGTTCTTTTAGCAATGTTACCTAACATACTTTTATTTTTTTTAATAGCTTTATCTAATTTAGATTTCCTTAAAACAAATGTTCCTAGACCATCTACTTGAACTCTAGGATATTCTAAATTAGATAACTTATTTCTAAGCTTTGCATAATAAAAAGAAATAAAATCATCTACAACAGATTGATGTACACCTACCTCTTCAGCTATACCTTCTTTAAATACCTTATGCTTCTTGGGATTCATTACCTAATATTTTATAATCTAGTAATACTAACCCTTCCACTTGTACATTAATATCTGAATTGATAGAAATAGTCTTTTTATTTGTACCATTTTTTATAACTAATCCTTTCTTAGCAGCTTTTGTAATTGCATTACGTGCTGATTGTGGACTCTTAAAGATATCTTTACTAACTAGTTCTATACAAAACTTAGTTAATTCTATTCCATTTCTTTTAGAAAGTTCCATCAAAAATTTAAGATCAGAATTACTTATAATTATTTCTTTGAAAAAACAATAAGATAAAATTTGGTACATGATACATTTATCCATACCAACTTTTAATTTTAAATCTACTTTCTTAACTAATGCCATACTATAAACTCATTATTAAATCTACTAATCCTGGATGTGGATAGCAATCCATTTTATCATTTCTAACATTAGTATGTGTAAGTAAACCTTGCACTTTACCTTGACATGCTTCTTCTTGATATCCAAAACCTTTTGTAGGACCATACTTCTTAATATACTGTTTTAATCCTATTCTAACATCTATCTCATCTCTTTCTCCTACCCATCTAATCCACTTATCAATCTCTTTGAGTTGTTTATCAGAATAGTTATGCCAATATAATCTACCTTTGAATGCTTCAGGTAACTCACATATTTGATCTTCATGACAAGTAGATCCTACATAAGTTTTCTTGTTATTATCTAAATAACCCATATTGCATATTTCTATACCTACTGAATTTCTATTCATTATACCTGATTTAGTTTTACCTAAATGCCAACCTTGATTTCCTTCTGGAAAAGCTTGTACCATTATGCCATCATATTGATCACTATTATTTCTATGATTTTGTCCACCAAGTATAAATTCTGTAGCAACTCTACCTCTGGTATCTCTACCCCACATATCTACACAAGCATATGGATTTGCATTACCTGCTGTGTGGTGTAAAAATATCCATTTATTATTTACTGGATTACTCTTACCTCTTTTAACATACTCTCCGTCTGGCAAATAATATTTGTGTATTATCTGATCATAAGGAGTGTTAAAATACTGGCTAGATAAATCATTATCTTCATCAATTGCATCCATTTGTCTTGTTCCAAAGTTTAACATCAATGACCATGTTTCAGATCCAACAATACCATCAGGAGTTAATCCATTTGTAAGTTGAAATCTAATAACATGCTTCTCAGTTACTGGTCCAAAATCTCCATCTGGTGTTAATCCTAACTTTTGTTGAACCTTCATTACATCAGGATTCTTATCACCTCTTTTTAAAATTCTCATTTATTCTACTTTACTTGCAGCATTTTCCATTGCTTCTTTAAAAGCTTTTGCTTCATCAGAATTTGGGCTGACATTATTGTTTCCTTCTTTTTGGGCTGCAAATGCTTGTGCTAAATACATTTGAGCTTGCATTCTCTTTGCTCTAGACTCTTCAATAACACATAGTAATTCTTCATACTCTGCTTGAACAGTTAAATGTGGTATGTTGTCTTTGTAGAACTTAGTAATCTCTTCTCTACGTTCAGCCATTTCTTCTTTAGAAAGTTCTTTTTGATTTGGATCTACGTTAGGATCCAGCTTGATAGTCTTGTTTGCCATTTCAAATTGGTTTTTAAATTAATACTATTTACAAACATACATAAATAGTTTAAATAAAAAAAGTTTAAGACTAAAATATTTATTTAAATTTATATAAACTGTATTTGAGAGTAATTTCTTCTCCCATTTCTATTTTACGGAGAGTTTTTAGTTTCTTGTATGTAAAATCTGCATCATCTTCTACTAATTCACAGTTAGGTTGCTCATGATGATTTATAAATCCTCCTAGTGGAGTACGTATGTAATCATGTTGAAATTCAGGATCATACACATGAGTGATTCCCATATCTATTCCTGCTGGTATATCTTCTTTTGCAAAGATCCCAGCACCATGTATGTCTGAAGGACCTATTGTAAGATAATCTGGTAATGGTTTATAGGGCTTGTTTTCCATAGGGCTTTGTTTTTTGTTTAAACTGTTCCCAAGTTTGTATCTGATCTTTGTGAGATCTGTTTCTATTATACTGATCTATGTACCATTGCTTGTCTCTTTCCATATATGTATCATCATCTATAAGAGGTGCGTGCTTTATCTCATGGGCAATCCAAACCCAGAGTAATATAAATACAACAATAACCCCTACCATTTTACTTTATGTGACCAGTATCTTGCTGAAAGTTTAGAAGGACTTGAATCTTGTGCATTATGTCTAGCATAATATGATTTCTTTCTAGCTTTATCTTTTGCTGACTTAGGATTTTTACCAGCTCCTTTTACGCCTTGTTGACCAAAACGTATTGTTTTTATTTTATCTCCTACTTTTGCTACTACAACATGAGATTTAGTAGGATGACTTGGAGTACGCTTTGGTTTATTATAACCAGAAACGCCTGCTCTTGCTAATCTTGGATCTTTTTTCTTTGCCATAACTATCCTACTTTTGACCATCCACCACTGCCACCAAAGACTCCAAAGCCTTCACCAACACCAGCAGCAAATGCGTTACCACTAGATCCCCAAGATACTTGTGTACCACCACCATCAGCACTTATAAAAGATACTTCAAAAGTAGTTGCTTTAGTTAATACATCTAAATCACCATAAGTAAGTATACCTTCACCAGAGATATCTCCAACACCTAATCCACCTGCACCACCTTCATATTTCCACTCTTGTCCTGAAGGATCATTAAACATTACAGTTACATGAGAGTAAAATAAAAATGAAATAATATCTATTTGACATTGTAATGAAGGAGCATTCTCATATTCCACTGGAATTGGTGGAAAGTCTAACTTGTAGAATTGTCTATCTTCTGGATTAGTAAATGTGTTATCTGGATTTATACCTCTGTGGGCAAACCACTTCCTTGCTTTTTCTCTTTTTGTCATCTTATTTCTTTTTCTTAGCCCCAGTTCTGTTCTTACCTTTATGTAAGCCATGACTAGCATGCTGTTTACCTTTTCTTGTTGCTGCTCTCTTCTTTGCATTCGCTGCAGCTAGCTTCTTTCTACCTTTCTTAGTACCTTTTAACTTAGATATAGTTTTAGCAGGAGCATATACTTCACCTGTCTCAGAACTCTTCTTGCCTGAAGGAGTTCTCCACTTCTGCTTAGTCCATCTATCTAGACTTTTTTGTTGTTTTGTTTTAGCCATTATCTTGTTGTAAACGTGTGTAAACTAAATAATACTAATGCTGAAAATAGTACACCCATAAAAGCATGATCAGTTTGAGTGACCCTTGCTTCTTTACAGCATTTATCTTTTTCCCATGACGGCTTAGATACGCCACAAGAACTTAATAACAAACATACAAAAAATATTATAATCTTTTTACGCATTATTTCTTATGTACTTTTTGTATTGCAAAATTGTGTGATAAACTAGCTCCTTTGTGAGGAACAAACTTACCTTTATGTTTCATTAATTTAGGAGCCTTTTTGCCATCCTTCATCCAATGATATCCTTTTGGTGCTTTTACTTTCATTTCTTTTTACCTTTATAACCTCCACCAGCAGCTTTATACTTTTTAGCTAACATCTGAGCTTTACGTGCTGACCATTGTCCCGGTCTACCACCTTTGCTTCCAGCTTTGATTTGATTAAACAATCTTTTACGCATTCCCGGTTTAGTATAGTTACCTGAACTATTTACGGTACTTTTCTTTTTACTTGATTTCTTTAGTGCCATTATTCTCTTATTTGCGGATACGCTTCATCCATTAATTTTTGCAACTTAGCACATCTCTCATACTCCTCAAGATCTATGTAATGATAAATCATATTCTCTAACTGCTCTTGTGTAGGGCCTTCTTCTGGATCATAAGCCATGACTGCTTCATGCCCGGTGTCAAACTTCTTAGAGAGAAGATCCTCAAAGGTAATTTGATTAGTTAAAACCAAATAAGAATTATTATATGCAGTCTCAAGTATGATTGCATCTAGTTGCATTTGTTCTATTTCACTTAGTCCAGAATCATGTTCTGGCTCATTTTCCCAGTTTGACATCTTTAATTTTTTAGTTAATTACAATCCATCTATACAAACAATATACTAAAATTTGAAGTTCCAAAAAAATAAATTCAGCCCAACCTTCCCCCCACCTGATTAAAAAAATTTCCCAGCCCCCCAAAAAATTGTGTATTTAGCGTGCTAATAACCTCCTACAGATTTGCTCCCCAGCTTTTGTTTGTGGTTGGGGAACCCCCCGTAATAATCCACAAAACCATTTAAAAATTATAACAATGGCTTATTTACACAAAATCAACAAAGGTACACGTGCAGACGGCACACAGTACAAAACAATTATTGTTTCAGACAAACCTGCAGGAACTTCTAAAATAAAGTTAGGTTCTCAAGTAGTCAACATTGGAAATAATAGTAATGCACGCTACGGAATCTATAGCCCCAAAACAGATGAAGGGTTACCAATGAATGCAGACAATCCATTCTGGTCTACGTTTGAGAAAGAATTCAAACAAGGTGATGAGATACCTGAACTAATTGTAGGTGACACTAACTTTGTAAGGAGTGACGGTGAAGTAATGGAGAACCTGTTCTACTGTAAAGCGTAGAGCTGAAGAGTGAGTAGCTGGCTTAGGTCAGCTCTTGCTTGCACTCTGGCCATACTTACACGTTACTGCAGCAATACTTACACACATCCTACAGTTTTCTCTCTTTCTTTCCTACTTTTTGCTCCCAATCTATTATTTGCCTGCAATAAGTAATAAAAAAAGAAAAAAACTTATTAATGTGTGTCACATTGTGAGAGTTAGGTCCATATACCCACTATTTACCACTTATGCACACACATAAAAAGTTCTCAGAACTAATAATATAAATATAGCTAACACTACTATAACTAGTGGTAATGTCTCAACAATACCAATAAGGCCACAGGTTATAGGTTGGCTTGTCTCTTCCTCTATAGGATAATAGACATAGTACCCGCAATATTGCACAATCACTTAATAAATAATCAAATGAACATTTCACCATTAAAGGTGCTAAGGTCAGCAGCTGGTTATTACATAGGTCGTACTCAAAATGGTATGCCTTATGACAGACAATCACGTTACCACAGCACCAGACAAGGAGCAGAACACACACTTAAAGTAATCAAACATAATCAAGAGATAGGATACTTATCGTATACTACATCTTATAACACTTAATATCATGAGAAGAATAATAATCCTTATGGTCTTTCTATTTATAGCAGGACCCGTAATCCAGTCTTGTGGATCATCTAGATCGTGCAAGACATCCAAAATGAAACAGTCTAAAATGAAATGCTGGAACGCTAAGAAACAAAAGTATACCAGATGCTAATGGATCCAGATAGACTAGAAACATTATTACATTATTTAGCAGAAGAGAGAGCTCATCTCTATTTCGGAGATGATGCTCTTCAATTCAACAGATATACAGGAGAACTAGAGTTCACTGATGAAGCATTAAAATACATCAAGAAAGAGATGGAGATGCTTGAATTAACATTCTTTCAATTTGGTATTGTTCCTAAAGAATCTTTATGGGACAGAATCAAAAACCTATTTAAATAACTATTACCATTAATAGACTAACAACACCAGTAATTATATTTATATAAATACTATTGTAGTTAGGCCTTGAAGATTGATTGTGGTTAGAGTGGTAACCCTGATAAGACACCAGTAGATTTCTTTTTTTAGAATTAACATCTTTCATAAATTGTTTTGTTTATCTACTGGTGTCCTCTATCTCTTAATAATAATTAACATGAATAATAAATTAAATATTGCAGAAGAAGTTCTCAATAAGCTTATCACTAATGTGTTTAACATACAATGTGAGCACAACAGTGAACATATAAAAGAAATCATACTTGGAAAACTACCAGATCATAGCAAAGAATTAATATTACATCTTGCTTGTGTAGGTAAGAAGTATGAACCAGTATTCCCAGGAGACTATGTCAAAGTTAAGCCACCAGGCTGGCATAAAGGAGACAAAGATGGTTTTGAGTGGGATATACTTACTGATATGAATCTAAATCCAGGAGATGGATATGTATTTGGTAAGGTAATCAAGGATGCATCATACAATAAAGAAACCTATGACCCATTTTATCAACGGATCACAGTAGAACTGATGTATCATGATGAAGAAAAACAATACAAAGGTGTAGAACATGACTTTGCACCTGTAGATTTAATCAAAGTACGTGAAGAAGACATCAAGTATTTTGATATAGTACATGAGTTAGATGCCTAAGTTATCAAGGGAACTAATAGTTAGTGAGTATCAGAATATAAACAAGAACCCTGATATAAAAGGCAGGTTTGGTGCTTATATGAATGATAAGTACTCACTAAGGAATCTTGACCTAGCAGCAGAGGCTGATGATAATATGTCACTGCTTAGGATACTTAAAGATCATGTACAAAAATAATAACAAAAGGTTTGGGATAGTTATGCATCAAGTAATGACTGATCCAAGCCTTACTATACAAGCAAAAGGACTATATAGTTTATTGTCCTGTTATGCTGACAAAGATAGGGAATGTTTTCCTTCACTATCAACGTTAGCAGACACTCTAAATGTCACTCCTGATACAGTTAGTAGATATATTAGAGAGTTAAAAGCACATAATTATATTAAAAGAGTAGGTAGAAAGCTAATCATAATTTAAACGTTAGCTATTATACTGCTATTTATTTTTGAATTCAGATTAATAAATCTAATTATTATTCAGCCAGAACGGTTTAGTTTTTATAGCTTTGTTAGACACATTCTAACAGATGATTATACAATTACCCAACGGCAGAATAATAGAATGCTCACTAGAGCAGTACTTAGCATTGACAGATGATGAGTATAATGACCTTAATGGTCTGAGTTCAGCATATACTAAAGATGTGGGTAATCCGTTTTATAACAGTAGCATTAATAGAACACAACCACCAGAGATTGCAATAGAATTCATAGAAGAATTTGAGCCAGCTTTGGATGAGATTAATGCTTTTGAAAAACTTGATGACCCGTATTTCCATTCAGATGATATTTAATCATCAATAAAATCAATTATTAATTTATAAATTTTTTAAAAATGCAAGTAATCATTAACGCAGATGAGATGGGTAATGTTATCCGTCAATCAGAAAACAACTCAGAATACGGATTTGTTAGAGTAACACAGACAAGAGTAGGATTTAGCAACACAGGTTGGCTAAGACCTATGAACTTATCAGCACTAATACCAGGTAAGGTAGAAGACTTACAGTCTATGGACTGGAAAGCAAACCAGAAACTAAACGGTAAAATTGTAATCAAGGAGAGCTTAGAGCCATTTAACTCTACAAATCCTGATAGAGACATGAAGTATGCAGGAGATACAGGTATTGTATGTTGTGTAGATGGTCAACCTATTTATAGGAAAACAATGTTTACCGCTGATACTACAGCTGAGGACACACTAATAGCACATACTAATGGTCAAGACATTAGAGAAGCTAATGGTATTGTTACACAAGCTAAAGTAGTACAGAACACTACACCTGAAGAGGCGTTTGATACAGTTGATAACCAAGAGGTTGAAGAAGTAAATGAAGAGGATGAAGTAAAAGCTGAGGCTGAAGAAGTCCTTGAAGAAGAAACGTTTGAATTATAAGCCAGACGTTATAATTAGATAAGAGGGAATCCTGGGTTGAACGGTAATTTATTACCTACCAGGCCCTCTAATCTATAAATCATTTACTAAATCAATCACTAAAACCACTTAATCATGTTATCACTAGATCAAATATCAAAACTAAAATTACAACACAGAAAAGAACGCTATCAATACTATGGAATATTGGAGGAGTATCAATTACATCCACCATCTATAGTAAACTCATTAGATTATTCTAAGTTAAATCCTTATCAACATTTTTTGTTTAAACGTGTACTACACGGACTCAAGGTTTATAAACCTGAAGAAGTTAAGAAGTTACACTGGGACAAAAGACGCAGGATAACAAAGGTTTGGAAACGTGCACAAAGAGAGATCAATGCATGGAAACAAACTATTTGTAACAAGAGAATAAATGCTTATCTTAGTAAAACATTTAAGAGCAAGATTATAGATTATATAGTATCTATACCAGCAGAGGAAGTACTTGAGGACTATCATAACACTATGACATTCAAGGACTTAGGGATTACATATGAAGATGTTATACTAAAATTTATGTCACTAGGTTTGTTACCAAGAAACTTTTTTACATTAACAACAAATGGGAATTAGAAACTTTTCTAAAAAAATGCAGAAGGCAAATACGGCTTACAAGAAATTACGTGGGCCGTATTTACTGGAGCATCCAATATGCCACGCAAAGATCCACAACTGTACAATACATGCTACAGATGTACACCACAAGAAAGGTAGAGGTGTACACTATTTAGATGTAAATACATGGTTGCCTGTGTGCAGAAACTGTCACATGTGGATAGAAGAAAATACAGTACACGCAATAGAACTGGGCTTCTCAATGCCTAGAACTTATGAACAAGAATCAGATGAATAATAGAGAAATAGTCCAAGCAGATGCATTGTCTATAGCAATGAAACATAAAAGATGTGGTCTAGGGATATCAATGGGTGTTGGTAAAACACGTATTGCAATAGAACACTTAAAAAAGAATTACAATCCCTTTATAAAAGCATTAGTAGTAATACCAAAGAAATCAGTTATGAAGTCTTGGTATGATGAACTAGATAAAATAAATGACACAGTATTAGAAGATCATATTACATTTACTACTTATTTATCACTTAAGAAACGTAATCCAAATGATTATGATATAGTATATTTAGATGAGTGTCATTCATTATTATCAGGTCATGAAGTATTCTTATCACAGTTTAATGGTAAGATACTAGGTCTAACCGGTACACCACCAAGGGATAGACAATCAGAAAAAGGTAAGATGGTACAGAAGTATTGTCCTATGAGATATCTATTTGATGTAGATAAAGCTACTGACTCTAAGATATTAAATGACTATCAAATAATTATACATGAGCTGCAGCTATCTAAGCTACCATCACTGAAGAAAAAGAATAAGAACGGTGGACATTGGTGGACATCAGAGGCTAAAGACTATGAATATGTTACAGGAAGATGCAGAGATGCACAGACTCCAAAGCAACAACAGTTTGCTAGAATCATGAGAATGAGAGCACTGATGGAATACAACAGCAAAGAAATATATACTAAATCATTACTAAGTAATATGAATGACAAGTGTATTATATTTGCTAATACCCAGAAACAAGCTGATAGAGTATGTAAGTATAGCTACCACTCTACAAACAAAAAGTCTGAAGATAATCTAGAACTTTTTAAAGATGGTAGAATACATCAGCTATCTTGTGTCTTACAATTATCAGAGGGTGTAACAATACCTAATTTAAAACAAGGTATTATTATGCATGCATATGGTAATGAAAAGAAGACTGCTCAAAGGATAGGCCGTTTACTTAGGCTAAATCCATCTGAGCGTGCCATATGTCACATACTATGTTACAAAGGTACACAAGATGCAACATGGGTTAAGTCTGCACTGAAAGGATTTGATCAAAATAAAATTAAATATTATAACCCTTTAAATAGATAACTATGGGAAGAATGAAAGAAATATACATGAAAATGATAGAAGAAGACTATCAAGGAGATCATGATGCATACATTCAGGAGATGGCTAGAGTTAAGATTGAAGAAGTCATTGAGGAAACTTATGATGTAGTTGTAGATAAGGTATGTCCAAATTGTTTTGAGAGATCAAAGCTACATAGTATGGTACAGAAAGGCACGGAAGTTGAGTGCCTAGACTGTGGACAAGAGTTTGATGAAGTTGAACCGGGTGTTTTAAGATTTAAATAATGGAGACAATAGAATGGACACATGATGATGTGGATTTAGAGATAGATTATATATATACACCGGGAGAGTCATCAATAGATTATTACCCAGATGGTAGTGGTTATCCTGGTTCACCTCCAGTTGTAGATATACAACATATATGGGCACCACTTAAAGATAGAAGTGGGCATCTAATTAATGTAGATGTTAAGGATATAATAGAAGAAAGTTTAGATATAGACAGACTGGAGGAAGAAATACTTGAATTAAAAGATCTATGAAACATTTTACAAACAACGGAAAGGAGTATATTAGAAAACAATATCCAAATATTTATAATCATATGGAATCAAATAAAAGAGAAGAAGATATAAAATACAGACAAGGAAGAAGAAAAGAACAAGTAGAAGGTCATGCTATGATGGCATTGATTAGTATACTTGGGATAGTAGTCTTACTTGTGATAATGAGTTGGCTAGCATCATGAAAGACCAACTATTTGTAGAAGCTCGTGTCAAGGATGGAGAGTTACACTTTCCAATCAAGGCATTTGAGATAAAATTTAAAAACTTTTTAAAGGATCAGCCTGAGAGTGCTAGGCTGGATATATTTATTGGTGTCAATGATGGTAAGGGTAGTAACCCACAGCTAGCAAGAATACATGCTATGATCAGAGAGATAGCCAATGAGATAGGTCATACGTTTGAAGAAGTAAAGCTTCAAGTAAAACGTAGAGCAGGCCTATGTTTTATGAGAAACAATGTAGAATACTGTAAATCTTTTGCTAAGTGTGACAAGGAAGAATTAAATCTTGCAATTCAAGCAGCAATGGAAATAGGAGACTTTGGTGGTATGCAGTTAAGATAAAAAGACTGCATACACTTTAGCTTCTCTTTTAGGACTAAGCTTAATTGTATTTATTAATCTCTTTTCCTTAACTACTGGTTCTTTTACCTCATCTTTAGGTAAGTACTTAGGATTTTTACTGTTCAGTTTCCTCTTCTTTGGCATCTTGATCTGGTATATGTGTATTAATTTTATTTGCTAATATGTTTAGAGAATCTTCAAGTGAACCAGCTTTCTTAGCTTCTTCAGCATACTTTTTAAGTGTGTCATTATCTACAGGTAGATCAGTAAGTATTTCTAAACCTTGTTCTTTAGCAAATGATTTAAATAAATGTGTTAATGAGAATATAGTATATATCTCATGCTCAATTGGTGTCATGGCAGCATCTTCTCCGGTTATTTTACCATCAACAATACCGTGGAACTTAGTAAGCATAGCACCAAGATCCTCAGGCTTCTCATAGAACTCAGTCACATATCTATAGTATACATTCTGTAAACCAGGAATAAATGCTGTAGATACTACAACATCTTTGATGACCTTTGAGTAGTCATAACTAACAATTTGTTTATGTTCTGCCATAATTTTAGATTTTAAATACAAATGTAATAATAATATATGAAAAAACTAGACATAGATATAAATAATCTCAGAGAAAAATTAATTGAGAAGATAGAACCATCAGGGTGGGAACCAGCATTATCACCTTTTATAAATGGATTAAGCTTTGATATGATCATGAATAGCTTGGTATCACTTGTAGAATCAGGTAGAAGATTTACACCAAAGTTTAAAGATGTAATGAATGCGTTTGTTGAGTGTCCATATGATGATCTTAAGGTTATCATTATTGGGCAAGACCCATACCCACAGCTAGGAGTTGCTGACGGAATAGCTTTTAGTTGTAGTAACAAAGGTAAAGCTGAAAAGTCTTTGCAATATATACTGAAGCAAACCGTAGGGGACTATACTAAGACAGGTAGAGCTATATATACACCAGAAGAATGTGACTTAAGACGCTGGTCTAACCAGGGTGTGTTACTTATTAATACTGCATTTACATGTGAGGTTAATAAGATAGGATCACATTACAACTTATGGAAACCATATGTAGAATACTTGTTTGACTTAATCAATAAACATAAAAAAGATCTACCAGTTGTCATGATGGGTAGAAAAGCAGAGGAATGGGAAAGGTATTTTTCTAACCATACATTATTTAAAGTAAGTCATCCTGCATCAGCCGCATACAGAGGTGGAGAATGGGATTGTAAAGATGTATTTAACAAGGTAAATGATCACCTTGAAAAGCATGGAAAAGATAGGATTGTATGGTAGAATTTTGTATCTTTATAATCTTTAAAAACCAATAATTTATGTGGGATTTATTCCAAGTAATGTTAAGCAAAAACGTTACACCAAACCAAGTCCTTCTAATGTTTGGTATGAAGAATGGAGTTAGCACTCCAGCTGTAAATACCAAAGAAGAAGATAAGCTTCACTTAGTTAAAATAGGATACTTAGATGAGAACAATGGTGTATATTCATTGACACCTACAGCTAAAGCATTTTGTATTAGACTTGATAACTATTTTATTAAGGCTAAGAAGAAGACAGATATACAACTTATGGGTAAGAAGTATGTAACATGGATAAATGATTACAGAGAGATATTCCCAAACAAGAAACTACCTAGCGGTAAACCTGCAAGAAATAATGTGAAAGCATTAGGAGAAGCATTTAGATGGTTCTTTAATACATATGAGCATGACTGGGCTACAGTATTTGCTGCAACTAAAATGTATGTTAATGAATACAGAGACAAAGATTATATGTATATGCAGACAAGTCAATACTTTATTTGTAAACAAGATAAGCACAGGGTAAAACATTCTACTCTAGCGGATTATTGTGATATGATAATAGATGGTATTGATACAGAAGAAGATCACTTTAAAGAAAACGTAGTATGAAAAAGAAACCATCATGGGTGGGGCAGTATGCTGCATTCAATGAAGCACTTAAATATATGTATGCCAGATCAACTGGTGAGGAGAAATCTATATATACACCATGGCCTAAATTTAATGATGCTACTACTGATGGATTAGAGTGGAATACATTAACTGTAATTGGTGGTAGACCTGGTTCAGGTAAGACACTAATTAAAGACCAAATCATAAGAGAATCATTTCTATTAAATCCAAATGATAACTTCAGAGTATTGGAGTTTCAGTTTGAGATGGTAGGAAGAACCTCAGCTATTAGAGAGTTTAGTTCTATAACCGGTAAAACATACAAAGAGTTATGTAGTGCAGGTAGTATACTTAGTACAGATACATTGAACAAGTGTCATCAGTATGCAAAAGAAAGAGTTAAATATCCAGTAGATATTGTATCTACACCTATGACAGTAAATCAAATGCGTGATCAGATAGATCAATATATGACAGAACATAAAGGTATACCAACTATGATTACACTAGATCATAGTATGCTTGTTAAAAGAGCACCCTATCAGAATAGCACATTAGATATGTTATTTGAGTTAGGTGAGTTCTTTACACAGTGTAAGAGGGACTATCCGTGTTTGTTTATTTGTTTATCACAGCTAAACCGTAACATAGATAATCCAGATAGAGCTGTAGATGGCAAGTATGGTAACTATATTCTTGAATCAGATATCTTTGGTTCAGATGCTATGCTGCAACATGCTGATACTTTAATAGGTATCAACAGGCCAGCCAAGCAGAAGATTAGATATTATGGTCCAGATAGATATGTAATAGAAAATGATAGAACATTAGTGTTGCACTTCTTAAAAGCCAGGAATGGTGATGCAAGAATGTCATTCTTTAAAGCAAAGTTTGAGCAGATGCAAATAGAAGAGATGGCAACGCCAGCACAACAAGAACGTAGATGAGTTTAAATACTAAAAATATAAATAATAAATCAATGGGACTGACACCAGCGGAAAGGAAACAAAAAGTTTCAAAGCTAAGAGAAGAGCATGAAGATTACTTTCAGACAGAGGGTAAGATAAATGCACTATACATACCTAAGATGGCTTACAGGCCTACAGGTAAGGATGATCTACATGTTAGTTTCTTTCCTAGTGAACTAGAAAAAGAACAAGACATATATACAGAGTTTGTTAGTATAGACTATGACTCTGAAGATCCAAAGAGAACCTTATACCTTCATAAATATAATCCACATTGGAAAGAAGAGTATGAACTAATTACTTCAAGCTCAGGGTTTGTAAGACATATAATCCCTGTGAGTGAGCTCAAAGTAATAAATGATGTTACTAGTAGAGGTAATCCTATTGTTGATTTTGCTAACCCAAACTTACCTGATCCAGATAAGAAAGAGGTTATAGAAGATCCAGTAGTAGGAGCACTACATGATATCAATGATACACTAAATAAATTAATAAATGTAATTAAATCAATTAAGTAAATGGCACAGAGTATTTTAGTTATTGCTGATTCAGGTACAGGGAAGTCTACCTCAATCAGAACATTAGATCCAAAAGAGACTTTCATTATAAATATTGCTAACAAACCATTACCCTTCAAAGGTTATAAGAGTAAGTATACTCAGATAAGTAAAGATAACCCTAAAGGTAACATTACATCAGCTGCATCAGCTGCTGGTATAATTAAAGCAATGAATCATGTGAATGATAAAATGCCACACATCAAAACATTAGTTGTAGATGACTGGCAGTATATGAGTTCATTTGAATACTTTGAAAGAGCAAATGAAAAAGGTTATGATAAATTTACTCAGATTGCAGCCAACTTAGCACAGGTAGCTAAGATGCCTAAAGATATGAGAGATGATCTAACTGTTATATTTTTGACTCACTCAGAGGATTCAACAGATATAAATGGTAACAGAAAAGTAAAAGCCAAAACTATTGGGAAAATGATTGACAATACATTAACTTTGGAAGGTCTCTTTTCTATAGTGTTATTTGGTAAAGTAAATAAAAATGATGATGGTGAACTTGTATATGGTTTTGAAACTCAAAACAATGGAGAGAACACATGTAAATCACCTATGGGTATGTTTGAGGATTTGTTTATCCCTAATGACCTAGCGTATGTAAAAGAATGCATACAGAAATATGAAGAATAATTAATTAATTAAAAAGAAAAATTATGTTAAGTACTAAAGATTTGTCTGTAGGATCAGGCAGTATTAAACCAGTTGCCGGTCCAGGTAATCAAAAGATTAAAATTAATTCTATTACTTTTGATCAAACACCTTATGACTCTGATGCATATAATATTATGCTACATGTAGAAACAGAACCAGTTGAAGGAGAGTTTCAAGGTTTCCTAAAAGACATGAATAATCCTAATGGAGAACGTTATGAAGGCCAGGTTGGTAGAGTTAGATTCTCACCATATCCATATAAAGATACTGTTCTAGCAAACGGTAATGAGATCAAAAGAGACAATGAAGTATTAAAAGCTATGGTATTTCTTGCTGAAGTTGTTGGTAAGAGAAATGAACTAGATGCTATTGAGGCTGCTACTATTGAAGACTTTATGATTAAAGCTGCAAAGGTATGCTCAAACACTGGTTACATTAATGCTTGTCTAGGTGCACGTGAATGGGAAAACAAGGAAGGTTATGTAAACAATGACTTATTCTTACCTAAGAGAACAAGAGAAGGTGTGCCGTTAGAAGCTGTTGACACAGAGAATTCTAACATACTTACTTTTGATAAGAGTAATAATCAACATTTCAGACCATTAGTTAAGAAGGAGAATGCTACTACTACTAGCTTTGAGCCTGCTGCAGCTAACGGTGATGACTTTGATTTGTAGTTTGAATCAGTAATGATAAGGGTGGTTTTCGTGGTTGACTTACCACCCTTTGATTTACACAATAATAATTATATGGAACCAGATTATGAATGGATGTGGGAAGTAGAAAACGCTAGATAATGTTTAGTACTAAGAATTTAGTTCTACACCCATCAGACGTACCAAGCTATTGGGTATTTCAGTATTACTTAAATTTATCAGAGGCTCTTGTGGGCCAAGACATCAAGATTAAATCCATCTTCAATCCTAATGAGAGAACACCAAGCTTTTGTATTTATGTTGATAAAGCAGCAATGCAATATAAGTTTAAAGATTTCTCAACAGGTAAGAGTGGTAACAAGGTAGATCTTGTAAAGATGATGTTTAACATAGACTTTCCTATGGCATCTCAAAAGATTACTAATGATTATAATGCACATGTCAAAGCTGGAGGATTCAAATCCCAACAGCTAACACCTCAACCAAAGTGGGAAGTTCAGTTCATAAAAGATACTGAGTGGACAGAAGCGGATGCTTCATTCTGGTTGCAGTTCAATATTGGTAAGAGTATACTTGATAAGTATAACGTTAGGCCAATTGAGTATTATAACTTAGTAAAAGAAGAGAACTATAAGGTTAAGAGTCTTAAGATAGAAGGTAAGTATATGTATGGTTATTATGATAAGGATGGTAATGTATATAAAATATACCAGCCATATAGTAAACATAAGTTTCATAAAGTTAAAAGCTATCTGCAGGGATATGATCAGTTACAATATAATCAGCCGTATCTAGTGATATGTGCTTCTCTTAAAGATGCAATGTGTCTTGCTAGTATTGGTTATAATGTAGAGACTATTGCTCCTGATAGTGAGAATACTATGATTAAACCACATATAATAGAATACTTTAAAAAGAAATACAAAAAAGTTATAACTCTTCTAGATAATGATGAGGCCGGTAAGAAAGCTATAGATAGATATAGATCTATGTATAGGATAGATGGTCTTGTATTACCTATTTGTAAAGATATATCAGATGCTGTTAAGAAGATAGGTGTAAACCAAGTTCATCAGAATCTGAGACCTTTACTCAAAGAAATACTAAATAAATAATTATGATAAAACATAGATGGTTTATACCCGGCAATGTACCTAGTAGTAAGAATGGTAGAAGATGGACTGGTAAGTATTTTATTGCTAGCAAAGCTGTAATGAATTATAGAAAGGCTAGTAAAGAGTATTATGCTAAGTATGCTGAAGACTTCAGAAAAGAAGTTGATAAGCTTACTTCACCAGTTAGAATAAGTTTTGAGTTTATCAGAGGGACTAGACATAAGTTTGATTATATTAACCCTGCACAAACAGTACAGGATGATATGGTTAAGCATGGATGGATAGAAGATGATAACGCAGAGTTTATTATACCAGACTTCAAACAGTATTCTTATGACAAAGAGAACCCCGGTGTATGGATAGAATTAATATTAGATGAAGAAGAAATCTAGAAAGATAATAACAATAGATGAGTTTTTTACTCTGAGAGATATGTTCAGTGGAAGCAAAGAAGATGCAGCTATAGCACTAGCTATATATCAAGAACAATATCAAGATAAAGATATATTAGATAGGTTGATGTGTAAAGCTTTGATGTTCAAAGAGAGAGTTGACTTTTCTATTGCAGTTCAGTATACATTTCAGCTAGGAATGACTGATATGGATACCAAGAACATATATACTTATATAGATATAAATAAAATGGATGAAATATATAATGAAATACTTAATAAAATAACAGATGATTAATATTCAAGATAGTGTTGCTAAGACAACCAAGACTTTAATATTTTCTGAGCCCTTGTATGGGCTCTTTTTGATTGGTATCAATAAGAAATATAGCATACTTATACCTACAGCGGGTGTAAGTAAGAATAATATTGGAGTACAATTAACTATAAACCCTGAGTTCTTTACAGACTTATCACCTGATCATAGGTTAGGTCTAATAAAGCATGAGCTATTACATATAGCATTTGGGCATTTAGTTCTTAGATCCAGATATGCAGACAAGAAACTATTTAATATTGCTGCAGACTTAGAGATCAATCAATATATAAGAGAAGATAGATTACCAGAGGGTGGTTTATTGCTCACTAGTTTTCCTGAATTGGACTTAGAGAAGAAGAAGGGTACTAATTATTACTATGAGAAACTGTTGGAAGCACAACAGGATGGAACGTCTCCAACATTAGATTCTTTGATGAGTCAGATGCAAGGAGATACACCATATTGTCATACTACATGGGATGACTTTAATGATATGTCAGAGGCTGATAAGAAACTATTGCAAAAACAAATAGAACATCAGCTAAAAGAGGCAGCACAACAAACCATAAAAAAGTGTGGTAATATACCGGGGGAGCTTAAGAATATTATAGATAGAATTTTACATGTTGAACCACCAAAGTTTGACTGGAAAGGATATCTAAAAAGATTTGTAGGCAACTCTAGTATAGTATATACTAAAAAGCTGAGACGTAAGTATAATAAAAGATACTCAGCTAATCCAGGTCTTAAGATTAAATTCAAGAATCATATTCTTGTTGGTGTTGACACAAGTGGATCAGTAAATAATGATGAGCTAAAAGAATTCTTTGGTGAGCTTGTGCATATGCATAAGACAGGTCATAAGATTACAGTAGCTCAGTGTGATACTAAACTACATACCGTCAAGGAGTTTAATCCAAACAGAGATTGGGAAATACATGGTCGTGGTGGGACTAGCTTCCAACCAGTAATTGATCATTATAATGAAAGAAAGAGTAGATATACTGCTCTAATATATTTAACAGATGGTGAGGCTTATGCTCCAGATGACTGTCCAAACAATACGTTATGGGTACACAGTTCAAACTGTAGTATAAATGAAGAGTTACCAGGAAAGAAAATTCAACTTAATTAATAAAAGAAAATGGCACAAGTAAATTTAAATGTAACAGAACTTAAAGGATTTATTAATCACATTATTACTAACAACAGATTTTTACAGAAGGACGGTAAGAACTCTGTATCTGTTGAGGTTGTAGGTGAATCAGGTATTGGTAAAACTTCAAGTATATTAGAACTAGCAAAAGAAAATAAACTAAACTTTGTGAAACTTAACCTAGCACAGATTGAGGAGCTGGGTGACCTTGTTGGTTTCCCAGTGCGTCAATTCCAGATGTACAAAGAGAAGACTATAACTAAGCCAGCAAATAACTTAGCTATGGTTACAGCTACACAAAGAGCTGCTGGAACAAGCCTTGCTAACTTAAATGCTACAACTACAACTAAGAAAGTAGGTATGTGGGTTGATGAGCTAGCAGTACAAGAGTATCTAAAGAATGGATACAAAATGACTGGTAAGAATAGAATGTCTTATTGTGCACCAGAGTGGATTGCTGATAAGAAAGAAGGTGGCATCTTATTACTAGATGACTGGAACCGTGCTGATGTAAGATTTATTCAGGCAGTTATGGAATTGGTTGACCGTCAGAGCTACATCTCATGGACACTACCAAAAGACTGGCACATAATTTTGACTGCAAATCCAGATAACGGAGACTATATGGTTAACAGTGTTGACTCAGCACAGAAGACTAGATATGTAACTGCTAATCTAAAGTTTGATGTTAACGTATGGGCACAATGGGCAGAAGAAGCAGGGATTGATACCAGATGTATTAACTTCCTGTTGCTTCACCCAGAGCTAGTAACTCAAGAAACAAATGCAAGATCTATTACAACATTCTTTAATGCTATATCAAGCTTTGATAGTTTTGAAGATAATCTATCTATGATCCAAATGATTGGTGAAGGTAGTGTAGGTGATGCGTTTGCATCTATGTTTACTACATTTATCAATAACAAACTGGACAAGCTTGTAACCCCTAAAGATCTATTGACACATGACAATGAGCAATATATCCTTGGTGAACTTAGATCTTGTATTGGTAAAGATGATACATACCGTGCAGATATTGCATCTACATTAGCTACAAGACTTGGTAACTATTCTGTAGTATATTCTAAAGAGAATACTATTAATCAGAAACTTACTGATAGACTTAAGGCTCTATGTACATTAGATTATTTTACTAATGACCTGCAGTATCTTATTGTTAGAACCATCTTTAATGGTAATAAGAGTAAATTTAATAAACTAATGATGATCCCTGAGATTGTCAAAATGACTATGAAATAAAATGGCAAAGAAGACAGTATATCAACAATTTAATACTGATGCTTTAAAACATTTTGGGCTTGATGGTGACTCTAAATACGGAGTCATCGTCAACCATGATGTAGAAGAAGTACTAGTTACACAGGATGTAACTACATATGAAAACATACATTCTATATTGTATAAAGATACAGTTACTGATCAAACATTACAGATGTATAAGAAAGCTTTTGTACTGCCTAACAGTGAGGTATCACTTGACAGAATTAAAGCTGCATTGAGAGAGCATAAGATTACAGTTACTAATGATTATGAGCTAGCAGATCTTATAGTTACACATGGAAGATTCTCTGGAAGACAATTACAAAATGGTGAGAATATTCCAACTACATCTATGATGAATAAGCTGTGGAACTATGAGACTACTATAGAAGGTTCTCTAAATGGTACACCATCAATGGTAAATGCTTTAATCAAGAACTATGATGGTCCAGTTATTATAGATGAAAAGATAACTAAAAAGATTAGATATTATGATTTAGAGACTGATGAAGCTTTGTATGATAATTGGATGATTACAGGTCTTGCAGTTAACCTAGCTCATCTTATAGATACAGGTGCATTAGATGTTGTAGACGTTAGTACAGTATTGCATAGTTCAGCAAATAGATGTATATTAGATGAAGAATTATTAAGTGATATAATTGCTCAAGTTAATTCTCATAACAATGAGGATATAGCTTTGGTAGGTAAGATTATTCCTACCATAGATTATACCAAAAATCTGCATCTGTTCTGGGTTTTGACTCAAGAATGTTATAGAATAACTCATGCTTATAATAGAGATAAAGATATTCAGTACTGGTTGAGTCAGTCAAACTTCAGTAAGATATCTGATTTTAATGCAGAGGCTATGATATTATATCTAGAGGAGGAAGGACTATTGGATTCTAAAGCATTTAGATATTTAGAACCAAGAGTAAGAAGTGAGATAACAATACACAATAGAGACTTGTATGTATTTAAAGTCTCTGTAAAGAAAGAATACCAAAAATATTTAAAAAATGTATAATTATTATAAAATAAGTTTAAGCGTAAATAGCAAAGAATCATATACTTCAAATCAACTTAATGCAAAGTCATTTAATTTAGATAAAGAAGGTATATTTTTATATAACACTAGCAACTGGCATCTTACAACAGAAGATGCTAAGATGTTAGGTCTTTCAATATCCGGTGAAAAGCTAGATATACAAGGCAAAACTATATATAGATACCCAAAGTTGTCATTACCTAGACAGAAGGTGGACTTATTAAAAGGTTCATATGATGTTAAGGTATCAAGAAATCCTGTTACTGCTGATATTCATGTAGTATCAACAAAGTTTATTGAGAGTCTTGTTAAGTACAACTGGAATCCTGCATTCTCAAAGAGAAGAGTCTATGAGATGTTTATTAAAATGAGAGAGAAGGATTTGTTACATGAAGATCTTATGCCAAGCATACGTAAGATGTTAGAAGATACTCACAATAGTGATATGTTTGCAATTGATATACCATATGTATATAATAACACATTTCATGGTCAGAAGGCTAATCATGTTAAGGATGTAAATGATATTATATCAGAAACTAAAAAGACTGCATTGCATCAGAGATGTGGTATCATAGCAGATCCAGCTAAGATTAAACTATTTAATCAGCTTACTAAGACTACAGCTAATATAGTATTAGATACAGAGATTAGTAAGAAGATTGATGAAAGTTTAGTAACTCTTGGAGAAGAAGACTATGTTAACCTTAGTACACAGATAAAAAGTGATAATATAGAAGATAGAAGCGTTGCATTAGAGATGATGGCTAATTGTAATCTTGAAGAGTCATTTGATATTGTAACTATGATATATTATTTTAACTTTGAGTATTGTAAGTCAACTTCAAATTGGAATACAGTAAATGTAAAAGCAATGAAGAATAGACTTAATGAGATAGCAGGAGGATGTCAGAAGGCACAAGGATTTACTTATAATAGACTTGTAAATTTTCTTATTAAGCAAGGTAAGTTGACTCCGTTTGTTATTAAAACTTGTAAGGATATGATACATAAATATGTATTGAAAGCCATTGCGTTAGATAGTATATGGAAAATAGATATGGAAAGTATATATCTTAATGAGGATTTACAAAAACATATAATAGAAAAAGATGCATAAAGATGAAAAGAAAGAGGAAGAGTTCTATGCAAATAAAGATTTTTGCTTTAGCTATTCCTCTTTAAATAAACTTATATTTTCCCCTTATTTATTTTATAAGGACTATATACTACAGGATCGTGAGATTAAAACAGATAAGCATTTGATAGAAGGGAAGCTATTACATTGTTTGATGTTTGAACCAGAAAGCTTTGATAAGAAGTTTGAGCTGGTTCCTGATAAACTTCCTAGTGATAACATACGTAAAGTCTTAAAAGATATGACATTCCACACAGATGCAAAGACACTTGCTGATTGTGAGGAGTTTGTTATATTAGACTCACTTAAGTCTATGAACCTATATCAATCTTTAAAAGCTGATGAAGCTAGATTAAATAAGATTAGAACTGAAGAAGCAGAAATGTATTGGAAGTTTTTAAATAATAAAGATAAAGATGTAATAGACAGAGATACATTTGATAGAGTTGGTGTTAGTATAAATTACCTGAAGAATAATGAAGAGGTATTAGATATACTAGTAAATGATGCACCAACAGATTTTGATTTAGATCCAGTTACATATTACAAAGAACAATATCTTAAATCAGAATTAGTTGATTGTGATTTTGGTTTACATGGTTATGTAGATTTCTACAAAGTAGATACTGATAAGAAAGAAGTTACTATAGTTGACTTAAAGACAACAGGTAAAACTGTTGCAGACTTTAAAGAAACAATTGATTTCTATAATTATTGGTTACAAGCTGCTATATATATGAAGCTAGTATATGATTCTCTTGGTGATGATAGAGATGAATACAAGATACAGTTTAAGTTTATAGTAATAGATAAATACTACCAAGTATATGTATTTGATGTCACTGAACAGACAATAAATGACTGGGCGGATGGCTTTGCAGGTGTATTAAATGTAGCAAAATTCCACTATAATAGTAGAAATTACTCTCTTCCAATGGATATGTTAGTAAATAAAGTTAAATTATAGTATGGGTGTATACACAGAATATTTTCAGAAGAGTAAGGTCTTCTTATATCCTTTATTAAAGTTTAGGAAGGGGCTCAAGTATGTTCCTTCCCAAACTTATATTGGGTGGAGTGATGTTTATGATACTGAAGATATGATGTTTCTATGTTTATATAAAACAAAGTTGACAAACTCTTTTAATGAGTTTGCAAAGAAGCATCTAGTGGGACACCCTATGTATAGAGCTTATACTTCTTTATCAGAAAAGGAGCAGCTGTTTATGTTTGACTTCAGCAGATTCAAAAATGATTGGAAAAGATTCATAGATGGTAAATACTCTCAGTTTAGTCTATCAACCAAAGTAACTATATTAGATTACTTTGATGATAAGAAAACTGTTAATTATATACAAGGGTTTTTATCTCCAGAAGATGTACATGAGGAATATGCTAATAAACTTAATGTTAAGCTTGATATATTACAAAGAGTACATGAAGTATGTACTGCACCGGATATGGAGAAAGAAATTTTAGTTGATAATAATTATGTTTTATATCAATTATTAAAAGAAAGTTCCATATCTTTGACAAAATAAATAAACCAATATGGCACAAATAGGTCAGAATATGATGTTAGTTAATTCCACATTTAGGAATGCTAAATCATTTACATTAATTCCAGTGAGTCAAGACTCACCATATGTAGAAGCTATGTTTGATCCAGCATCAAGCATCTTAGCTGTTATCAGTAAAGTAATGAAACAATCTTATCACATGGTCCCTAAGTTGGATGATGAAGGTCAACCAATGAGATTAAAGAAACCAAACATGCAGACTGGTAAGACTGTTAAAGAAGAGAGAAGGCTGGTAGATACATTCTCTGAATTTTATCTTAATGATAAAACTGATATAGAAACTTTTATTCATATGTTTGCTGTGAATGCAGATACATTTGATTATAAACAATACTTTGTTGATGTAAAGGAGACTAAAACATCACCAATTATTTT